GTGAGGGTTGGTACTGAAGTAGTAGTTAAGCTAGGACAGTTTGACTTGTCGCGAAAAGGTTGGGGGTAGTCAAAGAACCCCCCTACTCACTTAATGAAGGAGAAAGTATGAAACTAAAAAAAGAATATGAGATGACGTTCAAAGAAGGACTTCGTCTTGGGATACGTTTGACGCAAGCAAAAGCTTATATACAAAATGCTCGCGATGCGAAGAGACTTGGTGATGAAACAATGGCAAAACTTTTTATGGAGTTTGCGCAAGAGTGGAATGACTTGGCTCGTAATGCAGGTAGAAGATTTACACCGATCGCGGCTCACGAACCCGAACAACCTGCTTTTGATTTTGGTGACGTTGAGATGCAGGAACACTTATCAAAGTTACCTCATCAACTAAAGGAGACAGGATGAACATCAAGAAGTTTAAAAGTGTGGCAGTCGCCATTGATACTTATAAATTGTTGAAGAAGATAGCCGCCGCTGACGATAGGTCGGCAGGTATGCAAATAACCTATTTAGTAAAACAAGAAGCAAAGAAAAGAAAACTAGCAGCATGAAAACAGAAACACTGATGCCTAAGTTTGATTCATATCGAAAGTTTAAACCAGAATGGAAGTATGAGAAAAAGTGTTGCAAAGAGTGTGATAAAGAATATCTCACGGATAATATGATGGGTGCTGAAGAGAAGAAAATATATGTTTGGTACTGTTTAAGATGTTACAATTCATTGCAAAAATCATAGGCATTCTATGCTTATGTGGGACGATACTGGCGAGTGTATATATTTTTATATATTATTCGCCGTATCAAACTTTTATGCGTGATTGCATAAAAAATAAAATAGGTGATTTCAGTAATGAGTACTGCACCTGGAAATTTGATAAAGTTATGTTGTGTAAAAGGGAGGGATTATGTTTCACTTTTGGCATATATTTGCCATCGTAGGCGTGTTTGTGTTGGGTTTTATACTTGGTAGACTATCCATGAAACGCAAGTACGAGGCGAAAGTAGAAGAATTAGAAAATAGAAAGGAAAATATAGAATGGGCCGCAAGACACCATTGAAAGAACGATTACTTCGTGAGTATACGAAAGTATCAAAGACCGCGCCTCGCGAACCAAAGAGTTGGAAAGAGGTTGCTTCCCGTGTAAGATGGGAAAGAATCAGAAAAATATTATGGAGGCGTTATGATTATATGCAGTCATTGTAAAGGGAATGGTTATGTCAAAGTATCATTTGAAGCAGAGCAATCAATTGACCAGTGTAAGGTTTGTGACTCACAAGGGGAACTCGATGAAACTAAGCATTATCACCAGACCTGGACAGAAGGCACTGAAGATTCCATCGCGATCTACTATGGACCGCCCTTGGACCCCGATTGTTTCAAAAACTACACGATTTCGGCAGAGTAATCCTGTCGTAAAGTTTAAGGGTGAACCACCCTTTTAGTTGCGTCGAACGCAATAATATACTATACCTAGTGTCATGAGCTGCTTGTGAAGCGAAATGCCTAACTACGGCAGCTCTAAAACAAAGGACTTGGTATGGGTAAATTTAAAGACGCCGATCTAACAATCAAAACGATTAAGTTATTTCCTGATTTAAAAAAGAAATTAAGGAAAGGTACAATTAGTACCATTGAAACTCCAGCTAAAAAATTTGTTGATATCAGAACTAGAGTTAAAAAAGCTGGTGGTTATAAAGATGGAGGTTCAGTTAGAAATTATGGGACACCATCAATGATGGAAATGATGACACCAAAAGAACGAGCTGAAAATAAACGTAAAAAAATGAAAGAATCAGGTTTAAAACCTGGTGACTTAGAGAAAAAACCAGGACAGGGAAGAAAAACCGTTAGTAGAAAAGCTATGGGCGGTGCAGCAGGAGAGAGTCTTAGAAAAGGTACCCTTTTTAAAGAGAAGAGAGATAAACGAAGAAAAGAAGTCGATGAAATGCTCGATAGAGTATATGGCACAGGGATAAAACCAAAGAAAAAGCCAAAGAATCCAAATAGAATTAAGCCTAAAACGAAACCAAAGAAGCCCTAGGAGAGTATTATGTTAAGAAAACTTGCAAAAGAAATACGAAAAAGAAAAACTGCACCTAAAACAAAGAAAAAAACTAGATCTTTAGATGACGTTATTGCGTCTTTTCCAACAGGTAGAAGTGCAGCAGCAAAAAGAATTGGTAGTAAAGGTGTTAAATCAAAAGGTATAAATATTAAAGCTGGTAAAGGTAATCCAGCAGGTAAAGATTTAAGTATTGCTGGACAGATTAAACGTCTGATGAACCCAGGTCCTAGAAAGGTTGGTAAACCAGGACTTCGTCAAGAAGGTGATTATATAAAAGGTAAAGATGGGAGACCTGAATTTAGAAGAAAACAAAAGCCCGCCATTCCTATGAAGAAAAAAAGAGGCGGTAAAGTAGATGCTTCCCATTTAAATATGCAAAAGAAATACGGAAAAATACTTAAAGAACGATTTCAAAGTAAAAATAGTAGAGCAAAAAAAAGATGAGCGATCAAGAGATATTAAAGCAACGAGATTTATTGGACGCGATCCTCGCATCACGGACAACGGACCAATACGAAAGAATTGAGAACATGAAAGTCATGGATTCGATATATTTTAAACAAAATCTACCCGAGAATGTGGTATTATTCCCATTACAAAGGATAAAAAGGTATGTACACTCAACTACCAGAAAGCCCCGTAAGAAAAGTTTATAAGTGCCGTCATTGCGGAGACGTGTCAATTAAGTTCTATGATCCAAAACAAGACCGCGTGTATACAGCGGAAGAATGGGAAGTAATTATGACTGATGGACGCCAGGCGTTAGATAAAGCACTACGATTGGTGAGAGAAGATCCAAAATTCTTTTCATAAACGTCGTTCTCTATAGATGTTTCTACCATTTTATTTTTTAAATTATTTTTTTAGTAAAGTACAAGTTACAAGGTTACAAGGTTACAAGTAGCAGAATACTTACCTTTTTTTGTAACTTCTTGTAACTTACAATTATTTACAAGTTACAAACTATCTATATTTTACGAAAAAAACTCGCATTTCATGGAATTATTTAGTAATATAAAATTAATTTGAAGAAAACATCTATTGAAAAGGTGCATTATGGAAGAAAATAAAGACGTACTTATACCTGAAGCATACTCTGATGCATTGTTTGACAGGAAATTATCAGAAAAACAAAGAAGATTTATATTGTTTCTTGTCCATTCTGAAGGATTGAAAACAGCTACACAATGTGCAGTTGATGCTGGGTACGCAGCTGGTTCTGCACGGGTGAGAGCTTCAGAACTGCAAAACCCTGAAAAATCACCACTTACTGCAAAAGCTATTGAAGTGGAAAGAAGAGCTGTGATGGATCGGTACAAGTGTACTCAGGAAAGATCATTGTCTACATTGGCTAGAATTAGAGACCAGGCGTCGTCTGCTGGTAACTACAACGCTGCCGTAGCTGCGGAGACCAGGAGAGGACAGATAGCTGGGTTGTATGTGGACAAGAAAGAAATTCTTACAGGTACAATTGATTCAATGTCAAGAGATGAGGTAGAGAAGAAACTGCAAGACTTGAAGGAACAATATAGTATTGAAACTACGTTTGAAGAAGTTAAAGAATTAGAAAATAAGTCTTGACTATAAAATAGAATGGGACTAAATAGGTTTTAGAGCATCTAAATACTGGCGACTGTGGATATACTGGGTCGCACTTGTTAGTCTTGTATATTCATTTGTTCTCTAGTAGCCGAGCTAGTTCCCTTCGGCAAAGAAAAGGAGAAAGTATGAATGTGTTGAAAAGAATGTGTACAGTATTAGTTTATGATATTAAATTTTATAAGGTTGATGATGATGGTGAGGCTGTTGTTAATAGTCAAGGTATCACACAAACATTTAGATTAAAAGAAGGTGTACGATTTAAACCTTTAGAATATTTAACTGATGATATAGATGAAGATATATTGGAGAAAGTATGAGTATGAGAATAGAGCCTAATGGTAAAATAGTAGAAATTAAAGAAACTAAAGAAGAATTTATTAGGGAGATCAGAGAACTATTAAATGCTAATGAGAAGGTTGTTCATGTAGAACTAAACCAAATTGTTGACATGGTGCATGAAGTTGCGGAATCTTGGAGGTATTGACATGTTAGTAATAATTAGACCAGACTTGTATGAGTACACTGCATTACCTATGACCGACGAATTGTTCTGGCGTAGGATAGAGAACTTGAGGCGTGCAGCACTGACTGCTGAAGACTTTGAGTTTAGGTTGTTGTATTATAATCAAATGATGGAACTGATGAAGAGGTGTCCGTGATTCAAATGGTGCTTTTATTACTTGTTATATTGTTAGCTTTCAATTGGAAACTAGCATTGATGATAGGTGTTTTTATTTATTATTTTGGTATTCCTTTTTGAAACCAGAATCAAAACTATGGCAAATGGTACGAAAGAACTTGCCAGATATACATTGGACTAGATTTGAATCTTGGGTAAATCAAGGTGTACCAGACTTGCATGGCATCTGTGATGGAATCAATATTTTTGTTGAGTTAAAAGTAACATCTAGTAACAAAATAAATATAAGCCCCTTCCAAAAAGTGTGGAATATTAAGCATACTTTACATGGTGGAAGATCGTTCATTATGCTTCAGCACCTCTCTCAGAGAGCACTGTATATATTCCCGTGTTCCGTGCTCCATTCTTCATTGTCCATTACCCCTTCCACAGCCCCCCAGTATAGGGTTGCACTGCCAGCGTCCCCCGCTGCCTGGGCTGCGATCCAGGAACATCTTCTGCATTCTCCATTTCCATTACCAAAGCCAAACCCACCAGGGGACATATAGGGTACGCTGCACCTGCAGCTGCTGCACGCCAGTCCATTCCATTACCAGAGGCTGAAGCCCAGCTACCATAGTAACCAGGAGCTTGTCCCGCAGCCCAGGCAGGAGATGGTAGCCTCCATTCCATTGGCAGAGGCCAACCGTTGTAAGGTATTATAAGGGACACATGCTGCACCTGCAGCTCAGGCTGAAGTGCTGGTAGATAAATTATGTGATTTAGGTCTTGACTATCTAATAAGATGGGACTATATACTTACCTGGGGGTACCGAATCCGTTTAGAAGTTTTGCAAACGCCCCCATTAATAGAAAGGAAGAAGATGGAAACAGTGACAGTAATAAAGAAACAGCCCACCTGCGCAGAGCTGGTGAAGCAGGAGTGGGAAGATAGACAGGAAGACCTTAAAGACCCTGAGTACGAGGCGCTTGGCTTTGACTACGTAGAACCGCATACCTGGGACGACCAACCAGAGGGCTACTGGCGTTGGCAGTTCAGCTGGGGCGGGCCCAGCGACGAGCTGCGCGCATACGTTAACGAACACCGCGAGATCCATCGCTTGGAGTACTGGTACTTGGACTGGGGAGACGGAGCGCATGTGCTGGTGGCCCAGGACGCAGCTGCCTGGACTCAGATGCAGGAGATGGTACATTGTTCTTAATTATCGCATTGCTGCTAGCAACGCATCATCCCGCAGCGGGGCTGCTGCTGCTCTGCAGCTACCTGCTGCTGCGATCGTTGTTCTAATGCCTCCACTCCATTCCATTAGCGAAACCTTTTGGTGTATATGGTATAATAGTAACAGAAGCTGCACGGGCGTGGGGAACAGAAGTTGGTGTGGAAAAAAAATTAAAATAAACTATTGACTTCTAATAAAATGGGATTATATAAGATATATTAACTAGAAAGACGAAAGGAAAATAAAATGTCAAAAGCTGTTAATATAATTGAAGTACTAGAAAAGGCACAACAAAGCCCAGCTAGTGTAAGTAAAAGAAATAAACAAGCTATCGTTGATGCGTATGGTCGTGCGTTAACAATGCAGAAAGTTCTGGCAGACTTTATTAAAGTCAACAGGCAACTGATGATTGACTTGTCTAT